CTTTTTTCTTAGGGTCTAGCTCATTGATACTGCTAACTGTATGACTCATATGTGGTATCCTACTGTTTTCTCTGCTTTACATACTTCGTGCAGAGTTAGTTTCTTTAGATCGATTTCGTTCTGTAGTAGTTCACGTACACGCTTAATATTTAACTTCTCAATATCAAACTGTGCCGCTTCACGTACTGCCCTGAAATCGCCGGGGGTCAGGTATGGCATTGGTCCTAGCTTACTACGTTTTAACTTAGGGAAGTACAATTCAAAAGCTGTCTGTTGTTGCTCTTCTGTAAGGAAATCAAATTTGATTTTCAAGAATAAGCGCCTTAGAATAGCTGAATCGAGACCGTCCATAAAGTTAGAGGTAGCAAGGAAAATACCTTTAAAGTTATCAAGCTCAGTAAGTAGCTGATTAGTAAAGGTTTTCTGGTAGTTCTTATCTGCGTTCTGGCGGTTACCTGCTATAGAGTCAATCTCATCGATCAACAAGATAGCCTGTTTAGCTTCTGCTTCTTGGAAAGCTTCCTTAAGGTTCTTCTCGCCTTCACCAACATACATAGACTGTAGATCAGCGTAGGTCTTCTTAAGTACAGGAACACCTAATTGTTGACCAAGGTAGTTTGCTAACATTGACTTACCTGAACCGGGAACACCATAAAACAAACCAGTAATAAGAGCAGGACGCTCGTCTTCTGGCTTAGCCAAGATTGCCTTTATCTGATCAACCAAGTCTTTTGCTGGTCTATCAATGTTTACTAACGACAGATCATAACGTTCAAACTCAGGAGCAGTAGTGAAAGCGGCGTGGGTCTCAGTCATATCTACTCGTACATTCTTACCGTAGAATAGTTCTGAGGGAGTTACACACATACCTTCTGATTTCTCTGCTATCTCGTTTAACGCTTTAATCTGGGTAGCCATGTAACGCAACTCAGCAAGAGAGAACATAACAGGGTCAACACGTAAAGCAACACCATCAAGGTTAATACCTGTTAGTGTAACATTACATACCTTACCTTCTGCCCAAGCCCTTTCTGAAGCATTGTTACCTACATTAATAACTCCCTCAAGAATAGAAGAAAGCATAGTAAATACTTCTTCTTCCTCATCAGTGTAGCTACCTGCTTTGCCTTTCAAGTACTGTGAGTAGTTACCTAACTCAGCTGAGAACCACGCGTTGAGAGCGTTAGATCGGTTTGTGTAAGAAAAGGCTTTATCATCTTCAAGAAGACAAGTACAAGTGTTCTTTGCTTTATCGTATATACCAAAGGTTTCTGGTACACGACTAGAAGAACTACGGATAGTACCGGGACGCTGAACGATTAAGGAGTTGATCCAAGAACCGTTCATGAAGTCCTGCACAACTTTAGAAGCTTCAGCAAGACTCAGCACACTACCTAGTGCAACCGCTTGTTTCGCTTTGTCTTCTTTATCTTGTGTATTACCTTCTTTACGAGCATAGTCAACTAACCGTTTAGCATACCCATAAGCTTTCCTATCCTGTGCTAGAAGTTCCTTCCAATCGAAAGAAACCTCAAGACAATCAACTAAGCTAAAGTATATACCGCTGTGTATATCTTCGAGGGGAAGCGGATCAAGAATATCTTCAGGGAATACTTCCCCTGCTTCTTCCGAGTAAAGGCTTGCTATTGCTTTGTATCCGTTTAATACTACTGCCTTTTCAAAGTCTAAACAAGTGTAAGAGTAGCACATTGCGATATACAAGGCACTTAAGTCAATTACGATCTTTTTATCTTCTTCCATTTTAATATCCTTTTATTTTTAAAGTTCAGGTTCTTCGTTAAATGCGTGATCTACATACTCTAGTCTGCCTGTGTCTTCGTTATAAAGAGCACCCCCAGCATCACCAGTGCGACCTGTAAACCTCGATTTAAGAACCCGTATTTTAATTGTATTACGTTCCCGACCGTCTGGTGCAATAAGATTTCTTGCAAAGGCAATAACTTGGAAACTAATCTGTTTAATACTACCACTACCCTTAATATCATCTAAAGAAGGTATACGACCCTCTTCGAATGCTTTACCACCGCCACCTACTTTACGTAAGTGAGAGATAACGCCTAACCAGACGTCATGCTTCTTAGCGATCTTCAAGAGGTCAGACATAACCCTATCAATAGCACTGTTAGTGTCTCCTTCTACTTCCGAGACAGCAAGTGTTATGTGATCGAGGACTAAGTACTTACAACCCATTAAGGCTAACGTTTCAATCTTATTCATTAAGGAATCATCGGATACAGAACCTTGGTGATCAAGGATCTTAATTCTCTTATCCCCGAATACTTCCGCAAACGATTCTACTTGTTCTTCTGGAGTTAACTCAGATATAGTAAGGTTCCTCTGTATCTGCATACCAATAAACTTCTCAACAGTGTCACCGGGAGACTCCTCTAGGGAGATTATTCCGATGCTGTCAGGAGTAGTGTTTTTGATATGTAGGATGATCTCTTTGATCACTGTAGATTTACCTGAACCTGTACCAGACGTAAACAAGTCAACTTCGCCAAACCGCATTCCATTAGTCTTTTCATTAACACCCTCTAAACAAGGGGGATACGGTACTGATTCTGTTGCTTGTCTCTCCATGAACTTTTCCCACAGTTCTTGGCCTTGTAATATACCAGCAGGAGACCACGGTTGTGCATCCCAGATCGCTTCTAATACAGCGGTAGGTCCGTGAGTCATTAGTTCTTCATTAGCATCTTTGGTTCGGAGTTTAGCTATCTTAACCTTATCCACACCAACAATCTTACATGCTTCAGCAAGAGCCTTCTGACCTGCTTCATCGTTATCTAGCATCAGGATAACTTCGTCAAACCTTCTGACCCATTCTCTCTGTGCTAATAGTTGTTTTAAGCCACTTGCACTTGGGATAGATACTACAGGGTAGATCTTTCCTTTGTGGCGTTGGTGATAGGCATAAGCTACAGACATTGCGTCTATTTCGCCTTCGACGATTACTAATCGCTTACCACCGTTGAATTGCTGTTGACCGAATAAACCTTCAATTGTACCTACAGATCGGAACTCTTTAGGGAGTTTACGTATCTTGTAGCCAACGGTTCTGTCAACGCCATAAGGGTAGTAGTGGTCTGTAATCTCACCAGAAGAGTCTACCCCTGCTTTAACACCGAAGAACTCGGTGATTTGTTTAGGTATACCGCGCTCACGAAAACCTCTCGTGGCATATTGGCTAATATCCTCTATAGATAGAGCAGGACCAGCCATCGCTTCTTTCTTAAATATTGTTTGGGTCACTTCTTTCTCCTCTTGTGTATCCCATTTGTAAGACTCATCACAAGAAAAGCACTTACCCCAACCATCATCGTAAGCGCCATAGCCATCACTGCTATCGCACTTAATACATGACATGTGGTGTAGAAATCTAGCTTTTGTCTTCTTCATTTGATGGTCCTTTCTTGTATACAAGACTTAAATAGCACATAGCGGCTATGCCACACACGAAAGCATCGAGGACGCCAAGGGATGAACCCCTGACGTTATGATAACCTATCATGAGAGGGGCATAAACCATGCTAACAATCATTAAAGAGGCGACGATACTACGCATCACTAATTTTAACATTGGATTTTCTCCCGGATTTAATTAATCGTTGCGCTATACTCAAACACTTGTCCATAGTTTCGTGTTGTTCCTTATCCAACTTAGGGATAAAACGAACGGCGGCGACTTGGTTGTTATACCATCTACGCTCACCTTCATCATCACGATCTGTTATTGCTTTAAGTGCCATCTGTAAATACGCTTCAGTATAGTTACACCACGCTCTAGTATTGTAAACCCCTAACATGTGAAACTCTAACACATCACCAAGTTTAGCATCTGCTTTAACGTGGGTAGATGAGGTAGCGTACACACGCCAAGGCGCTTTACCTGTTTTAACGTGGGTATTCTTTTTATAAGTCCATAATTGCTTCTTACCGATATAGTACTTGTTACGTGTTTTATTAATTACAAGATAACAAAAACCAAAGCACTTAGAAATATCGGCATTAACGCCAGTGTACTTCCAGTGACCTAGATCAGACTTTATGTATTCTTTCTTAGCTACAAACTTACTCATAGTGTATCCTCTGGAACCCCTTAGATTTCAAGGGTTTCCATCAGTTTAGTTGGCAAACCATCACCGACATTAAACATGTCAGTTGGGGTTCTCATAATGTGAATCAGTGTACCCGTGTGAGTAACTTCTATTTTCCAGTTACTACCATGTGCTTCAAAGTATGCATCAAGGACTCTCTGTTTACGCTCTTCAGAGTTCTTAGCACCTTTAAGAATCAAGGCGGCTTTCTTAGGGCCAATGCCTTTCAAACCACGGATGTTATCTACACCGTCACCAGTGAGAATCTGTGTCCAGTAATGTACATCAGCGTCTTCTTCAGTCACATGTATCAAAGTGTTTCTGTGAATCAAGTAGTGTGCGCCGGGAATACATTGTAGGTCTTTATCTACAGAGGCGACAACAGTAACGTTGCCAAGTGCTTTCTGCTCTTCAGACCATATACGAACTAAATCATCAGCTTCCATACCATCAGCAGGAACCATTTGTCCATCAGCTACAAGTGCATCACGTAGCTCAAAGAAGAAAGGGTTGTTAGCTTTTGACTTATGACGACCGGGTGTATTCTTGTAGTCGCTAAAGAAGTCGTGACGGAAGTTCTTTACGCCATAACATGCGCTAATCATATCATCTGAGAAAGTAGATGCTTGTAGCTCTTGTACTCTCTGGTTGTATGTGGTTAGTGCTTCGTCTAGAGAGTTCTTGTTGTAAGCCGCTCTAAACATTAGTGGATCTGCATCTAATATTAATATTGTTTTAGACATATTCTTATTTTCCTTATTTTAGTTTAGCCGCCGTAGTCTACATAACAGTATGACTCGCCAACTTCTTCGCCTAGCTGTTCTAGGGCTTTATCTAAGTATTCGTCTTCCCAGAAGGAATCCTCATCATCATCTTCGCTGTTCGTCTTGATTCCAAAGTCTTCACAGAACTCTTCGATGTCATAGTGGTACTCAATGTCACAGTTGTAAGCGCCAAAGAATTGTTGACCTTGCTCACAGTATAACAACATACCTGTCATCCCTTCATTCCGCTCCATTAGTTTATCAAAGAAACCACAAGGTGGTCCCCATGCTGTTCTAAACACTAACACATATCTACCTTCTTCATCTTTGTATATGTCTGTGTTTCCACAAAACTCTTTGTCATACTCATCAAAAGAACTAAGGTCAGGTACATCAATGTCCCACTTAGTGCCATACAACTCCGATAGACCATAACCGCCCTCTTCATCAGGGTAGTCAGCTGGTGGACACATGTACTCGAATAAACCATCAGGTTGCTCAGTTTGTATCTTTAACCATACTAATTTTTCTTCGAATTCGTTTCCCTTCTCACATCCAGAAACATCGATGATCATTTTATTTCCACACCAATTTGGCATAGCATTCTCCTATATGATTGCGTAAATGTCTTGATCTTCAGTCCACACGGTGTAGCCTTGT